GCGGCCCCGCTTGGCTACTCGGGCTGCGCCAGCATTTCGAGCGACGCCAAATCCCGCACGAAACCCCTTCGCGCCGACCTCTCTCCGAACAAGCTTCCAAACACCAGACCTGTCCCTAGAGCGTACCGGGATGCGTCGGCGCGATCCAAAACGCGAGGCTTACCCGATGACCCAAGAGCAACGCACAGAAGCCCTCCGCAAAGCCGTACAGGACTGGCTGGACGAGATCCCCGGCAACAAGCTGGTGTTTGGCTACGAGGATGCAGGCGCGGCCATCGAAGCCATCGCCGCCAACGCCACCGCGATCATCAACTACGCCGACATCTAACCATGGACTGGGACGAGTATCCTGTGATCCTCGGCTTCGGCTCCACGCACGAGATGCGCGACACTGAAGACGCCGAGCCCCCCATGTGGAAATTCAAGTCGGTGAGTAAAGCCGCAGCGCGCGCCTACGCCAAACGGTCCGAGCCCAAGCAACGCGCCATCGGCTTCCACAGCCGCAAACCGTAACCCGGCAGGCCTCTCCCTGGTGTTCTCACCATACCGAGAGAAGCCACGACACTCCTGAACTGTTCCCCGAGCCAGGAAGCCCATGTGGTCTGGCAGAAGGTGATCCCCTATGGCTCGACCATCGAAGTACAAGCCGGAGTTCATTGAACAGGCTGCAAAGCTCGCCGCGCTCGGCGCCACAGACCGCGAGGTGGCTGAGTTCTTCGGCGTCGATGAGCGCACCCTTCATCGCTGGAAGCATGAGCATGATGGGTTTTGTCAGTCCTTAAAGGTCGGCAAGGCCACAGCAGACGAACGCGTCGAGCAATCGCTGTATCGCCGGGCGATTGGCTACGCGCAGGATGATACGCACTTCTCTGCCTACGAAGGCGCGGTGACGCAGACGCCTTACGTCAAACAGATCCCACCCGATACGACCGCGGCGATCTTCTGGCTGAAAAACCGCAAGCCGGTGGAGTGGCGCGACAAGCAAGAGGTCCAGCACTCGGGCGAAGTGCAGATCACGAAGATCGAACGCGAAATTGTCCGTCCTCCGAATCCCAACGGCTGAGGTCTTCGAGCCGCTCCTAGCCCCAGCCCGAGACAAGGGCGCTTACGGCGGCCGGGGGCCTGGGAAGTCGCACTTCTTCGCCGGCCTGTTGATCGAGGACAGCATAGCCGAGCCTGGGGAAAGCGGCGCCGGCCTGTTGTCGGTGTGCATCCGGGAAGTTCAGAAGGATTTGGCGCAGTCGTCAAAGCGCCTGATCGAATCCAAGCTCTCCGAGTTCGGGCTTGGCGAGGCTGAGGGCTTCAAGCCCTTCCGCGATGTCATCCAGACGCCAGGCGATGGGCTAATCATCTTCAAGGGGATGAACGATTACACCGCCGATAGCATCAAGTCGCTGGAGGGCTTCAAGCGCGGTTGGTGGGAAGAGGCCCACGGCGCGACGCAGACCAGCATCGGCCTCTATCGCCCGACCATGCGGGCGCCCGGCTCGCAGATGTGGTGGAGCTGGAACCCAAGGCACAAGCGCGACCCGGTTGACGTTATGCTTCGAGGCCCTGAGCGCCCGACTGGCGCCGTCGTCGTCAGCGCCAACTGGCGGCACAATCCGTGGTGGACCGCCGAGCTGGAGCAAGAGCGCCTCGATACGCTCCGCATGAAGCCCGACCAGTACGAGCACATTTGGGAAGGCGACTACGTGAAGATCGTGGAAGGCGCCTACTTCGCCGCAGACCTAGCGCTTGCTCGGAAAGAAGGCCGCATCAGTCACGTCGCCGCCGATCCCTTGATGACCACGCGGGCCATTTGGGACATCGGCGGCACGGGCGCCAAGGCCGACGCCTGTTCCATTTGGATCGCCCAGTTCATCGGACGCGAAATCCGGTTTCTCGACCACTACACCGCGCAAGGCCAACCGCTGGCGACGCACGTTCGCTGGCTGCGAGACAACGGTTACGGCAAGGCGCTGTGCATCCTGCCGCACGACGGCTCCACGAACGACAAGGTCTTCGATGTCTCCTACGAGAGCGCGCTGACCGAGGCGGGTTTCGAGGTTCTCGTCATTCCGAACCAAGGCAAGGGCGCCGCAGCCATGCGCGTCGAGGCCGCTCGGCGATTGTTCCCGAGCATGTGGTTCAACGAAGCGAAGACCGAAGCCGGGCGCGAGGCGCTGGGCTGGTATCACGAGAAGAAAGACGAGAAGCGTGGGATCGGCCTTGGCCCCGAGCACGACTGGTCCAGCCATGACGCCGACGCCTTCGGGCTAGCGGCTGTGGCCTACGAAGAACCGATCATCGCGAAGAAGCGCAAGCCAGCCTACCAAGGCGCAGGGGGCTGGATGTCATGAAAGACGAAGACCTGCTCTCCGACGCTAAGGAAGCCTTTGAGCTTGTTCAGGCCCACGAGAGCGAGAACCGCATCGAGGCGCTGGACGATCTCAGGTTCGCCCGTCTCGGCGAGCAATGGCCGCCCAAGATTGCAAAGCAGCGTGAGTTGGAAGGCCGCCCTTGCCTCACCATCAACCGCCTGCCCGCCCACATCCGCCAGGTGGTCAACGACGGCCGTCAGAATAAGCCGGCGATCAGCGTCCACCCGGTAGACAGCAAGTCCGACCCTGAGACGGCTGAGATATTCAACGGCCTCATTCGCCAGATCGAGCAATCCTCCGACGCCGATGTCGCCTATGACACCGCTCTCGACTTCGCCGTCACCTGCGGCCTCGGCTACATCAAGGTCAACACCCGCTACGCCAAGGACGACGGCCTAGATCAGGACATCTGCATTGAGCGGGTGTCCAACCCCTTCGCCATCTACGGCGACCCGAACTCCACCGGGGCTGATAGCTCTGATTGGGACACGGCGTTCGAGATGGACACCATGTCCCTCAAGGCGTTCGAGGCCCGCTGGCCCAAGGCCGAGCCGACAAGTTTCGATTCAACCGGCGTCGATAAGTCCAAGGATGTCGAGCAGAGCAGCGTCAATGTCGCGGCCTTCTGGCGTCGCGAGCAGGACACCAAGACCATCGTGTTTCTCTCCGATGGGCAGGCCCTGGATGAGGACGTTTACGAGGCTCAGAAGGGCCTATTCGAGGCGCTGGGCATCACGGTCGGCGGTCAACGTCAGGTCGCCAGCCACAAGGTGACGCAATACCTATTGTCCGGCGGTGACGTGCTGGAAACGGTGAAGTGGGCCGGCAAATACATTCCGATCATCCCCGTCTACGGCGAGGATGTGAACATCGAGGGCAAGCGGTATCTTCGCTCCCTCGTGCGCGACGCCAAGGACCCGGCGCGGAACTTCAACTACTGGCGGACGGCGGCGACCGAGCTGGTGGCTCTGGCGCCCAAGACGCCGTTCATCGGCCGCAAGGGGGCGTTCGAGACCGACGCGGCGAAATGGGCCACGGCCAACACCGAAAGCCATGCCTATATCGAGTACGACGGCTCAGAACCACCTCAACGCCAACCGTTCGTCGGTGTGCCCGCTGGAGCCCTGCAAGAGGCCCTGAACGCCGCCGACGACATGAAAGCAGTTATGGGCATGTTCGACGCGTCCTTGGGCGCCAAGAGCAACGAGACGTCCGGCAAAGCGATCATGGCCCGCCAGCGCGAAGGCGACGTCGGGTCGTTCCACTACATCGACAACCTGTCGCGCGCGATCAGGCACGTCGGGCGCATCGTGGTGGACCTGATCCCGCACGTTTACAGCGTCCCACGGGTGATCCGCACGTTGGGGCCGCAGGGCGAACAGAAAGAGGTCGTGGTCGCTCCGCAAGCCGACCACCAGAGCCTTCCTCCCGAGATGCAGGCCGTCGCGCAGAAGCAAGCGCAGATGGCCGCCAAGGCGCAGCAGGAGAAGGCCGAGCAAGACGAGCAGGTCGCGGAGATCAAGTCCATCTACGACCTCACCGCCGGCAAGTACGACGTAACGGTCAAGGTCGGTCCGTCGTTCACCAGCCAGCGTGAGGAGGCCGCCACGCAGATGATCGAGCTGATCAGGGCCTATCCCGACGCGGCTCCGGTCCTGGGCGACCTGCTGGTGCAGAACATGGACTGGCCGGGCGCTGACAAGGTCTCGGAACGGCTGGAGAAGATCCTTCCCCCGCAGATCAGCGGGAAGGGCAACCCCGAGGCCGATCAGGTCAAGGCGGAGGCCCAAGAGGTCATCAAGGGCATCACGCAACAGGCCGAGCAGATCCAGGCTCAAGCCCAACAGGCCATTCAGGAAAATCAGTCGCTCAAGCAGGAGATCGCGCAACTGAAGCTCGATCAGCAGAACGAGATGCTGAACCTCAAGATCAAGGCGTTCGATTCCGAGACCAAGCGCTTCCAGGTCGCGCAGGCCGGTCAGATCGCCCAACAGAACGCAATCGCTAAAGCCAGCGAGAGCGCCGACGCGGACTAGTCCGCCAACCGCAGCGTCGTGAGACGCCGCATCCCATGAGGATCTAATGAGCGAAACCGAAGCGACCAATCCCGAGGGTGAAGACCTGGAGGAAGTCGCCGAAGGCACAGCAGCCCAAGGCGACGATCAAACCGAGCTCAACGCGGACTCCGATGAGGAGCAAACCGAGGAAGAGCTAGAGGAGATCGAGCGGGAGGGCAAAAAGTACCGCATCCCGAAGGCGCTCGCGCCCGAGCTTATGATGCAGGCGGATTACACCCGCAAAACCCAGGAGATCGCGCAGACCCGCCAGGCACTGGACGCCGAGAAACTCTCTCTCGCCCAGCAAGCCGAAGCGTCAAAGGCGCTGATCGCCGAACATGCGACCGTCCACGCGCTCAAGCAGCAAGTGGAGGCCTACAAGAACGTCGATTGGGACACTCTCGAAGATCAAGACCCCGATGCGGCGCGTAAACATTGGCGGGCTTACGAACGAACCAAGGAAGCGCTCTCAACCGCCGAGGGCGATCTGTCTACGAAGGAATCCAAACGTCTTGAGGCAGAGCAATCCCAGCGGGATCAGGCTCTCAAGGAAACGGGAGCGGTTCTGTCTCGTGACATACCGGGCTGGGGACCGGAACTCGCGAACAAGCTTGTGGAGACCGCCGCCACCTACGGCGTGACCCTCCAGGAACTCGCGACGGAAACCGATCCGCGTGTGTGGAAAGCTCTCCACGACGCGCATCAGTGGCGCCAGCACCAAGCGAAACAGAAGACGGCGCAGACCATCCAGAAGCAGGCCGCAGTCACCCCGGCCGTGACGACCAAAGGCGGGTCGTTCTCAGGCGCGGGCGTCCACGACAAGCTGCCCACGGAAGAATGGATGCGCCGCCGTAACGCCGAACTCGCCAAGAAACGAGCCTAGGCACTTCCCCCGCAGCGTCGTGACGACGCCGCCCCTCCCTCAGATGGATTTTTCCTCCGATGTCTAACACCCTCATCACGCCCACGGCGTTGACGAACGAAACCCTGCGAATCCTTCACCAGAAGCTGCGCTTCATCAATACGATCAACAAGGAGTACGACGACTCCTTCGCCAAGTCCGGCGCCAAGATCGGTGACAGCCTGAAGGTCCGCAAGCCGAACCAGTACGTGGTTCGCTCTGGCGCCATCCTCGACGCCCAGGACAGCACCGAGACCTACGAGACGATCACGCTGGCGACCCAAAAGGGCGTCGATATGAAGTTCTCCTCGGCCGAGCTGACCATGTCGATCGATCGGTTCTCCGAGCGCTATCTCGAACCGGCTGCAACGGTGCTGGCTGCTGCGATGGAAGCCGATGCGCTCAACATGCGCAAGGATGTCTGGAACCAGGTGAATAACACCGCTGCGGCGGCCACGTTCGCCACGGTCCTGCAAGGCCGCCGGAAGCTTGAGGAAAACCTCACCCCGGAGGGCACGCGCACCTGCCTGCTCAACCCCAACGACAACGCCTCCCTGATCAACGACACCAAGACGCTGTTCAACTCGCAGCCGGCCATCTCGGGCGGCTACAAGTCGGGCGTCTACGGCAACGCCGCAGGGTTCGACTTCATGGAGTCGACCCACCTCTCGACGCAAGAGCGCGGCGCGGGCGACGGGGCCTATGCGGTCACCACCACGATCACGGCGGCTGGCACGACTTCGGTTGTGCTGAAGACCGGGGCCGGCGCGATCAAGAAGGGTGAGGTTATCACCATCGGTGCGGTCTACAGCGTCCACCCGGAAAGCAAGGTCTCGACCGGCATCCTGCAGCAGTTCGTCGTCACGGCGGACCACACTGGCGGCGCCGGCACGATCACCGTGTCGCCGGCCATGTACGCCTCGGGCGCGGCTCAGAACGTGACGGCCTATCCCCAGGCCGACGCCGCCGTGACCATCGCTGGCACGGCCTCCGTCAACTACGGGCAGTCGCTGGCTTATCACAAAGAGGCGTTCGCCTTCGTGACGGCCGACCTGCAGATGCCCCGCGGCGTCGATTTCTCGGCCCGCTCGGTGTTCGACGGCATCAGCGTCCGCATCGTCCGTAACTACGACATCAACAACGACCAGTTCCCCTGCCGTCTCGATGTCTATTACGGCTACAAGACCCTCCGGCCACAACTGGCCGTCCGCATGGCGAACCTCGCTCCCACCACGTAACTGTGACGGGCGGCTGAGGTCGCCCGTTCCTTTCTCAAGGAACATTCCCCCATGGCTATCGGTAAAGTCCTCTCTGACGGCAACACTGACGGAACCTCGCTCGGTCAGAACGCGTCGGATCTCATCGCACTGTACGGCGGTACCCCCGTTGCGCAGCGCGCCAACGCGATCCAGGCGACTTCGGTCATCTCGGTCTCGTCCAACTTCACGATTGGCGCTTCGCTCACCTCGTGGGCGCTTGAAGTGACCAACACCCTTGTCGGTCTCGGGGCCTGGAAGGGCTCTGCCTGATGGAACTTGTGCAGAAGGCCAGCGAGAAGACCCGCGTGGTCTTCTGCACGCCGACCATCACGCGCCCCTACGCGCCGTTCCTGGAGGCCATGGAAGCCTCGGTGTCGATGCTGGAGGCCCACGGATACGACCATCAAATCGTCTTCGAGGTCTCCAATCCCTACATCTCGGCCGCTCGCGCCACGATGCTCCGCAAGGCCCTGGACGCCAAGGCCGATATCATCGTCTTCCTCGACCACGATCTGTCCTGGGAGCCGAAAGACCTCCTGAAGCTGATCGAGACCGAGGGCGAGGTGGTCGCCGGCCTTTATCGCTTCAAGCGCGATGACGTGGAGTACATGGGCGCCGTAGACGTCCACGCCCACGACAACCGCCCCATCCTTCGCGACGACGGCTGCATGCAGGCCAACCGCGTTCCGGCGGGCTTCCTGAAGGTCACCAAAGAGGCGGTGGACCGCTTCATGACCGCCTATCCGGCGCTCTGCTACGGGCCGAAATACCACCTGTCCGTCGATCTCTTCAATCACGGCGCCCACGAGGGGATCTGGTACGGCGAGGACTACGCGTTCTCACGCAACTGGCTCTCGCTGGGCGGTCAGATCTGGGTCGTTCCAGACCTCGACCTCACCCATCACGGTGACAAGCCTTACCCCGGAAACTGGCACGAGTTCATGATGCGCCAGCCGGGCGGCTCCAAATTTCAGGAGGCCGCATAATGCTGCTGGGCGATACGACCTATTACCACGCCGATGGCCTCGTGCGGACGTTCCTGGCGGGCACAGAGGCCCCCGGCGCAGGCTGGCAGCGTGAGCCTTACCCTGGCGTCACGCCCGTCTACGAGCAGCGTCCCGACCCCTTCGACCATGATGGCGATGGAAAGCCTGGCGGCAGTCTGCCCGGCAAGCGCCGCGGTCGCCCACCCAAGGCTTCCGCCTGATGGCGATCACCACCTACACCGGCTTGCTCGCCTCGCTGGCGGCGTGGACCGACCGTGACGACATGGGGGCGATCTGGCCCGACATGATCGCGCTGTGCGAGGAAGCCGCGTTCGAGGAATTGCGGATTTCGCGCATGATCCAGCGCGATACGGCGACCATCGACACCGACAATCGGTTTTCCTCGGTCCCCGGCAATTACCTTGAGGTCATCTCGTACAGCCTCTCGGACGGGACGACCGCCAACGACCTTTCGCCGACGACCATCCAGCAGATCGCCGACTATCGCTCGCGCAATGACACCGCCGGCCGCCCGCGTTTCTACTGCATCAACGGGACAAGCGCAGGGCGGGAGTTCGAGCACTATCCTGAGCCGGACATGGCCTACACGGGCACGCTGACGTTCTACGGCAAGCCGACGCCGTTGAGCCCGACCAACGCCAGCAATTGGCTCCTGGCCGATGCGCCCAGCGTCTACCTCTACGGCACGTTGCTTCAGGCCGCGCCGTATCTGCGTGACAGCGAGCAAATCAGCATCTGGAACGCCGGCTACACGGCAGGCCTCGACCGCTTGCGTCGTTCCGATCCGACCAAGGCCGGCAAGCTGCGCACCGACGTGGGCCTTAGCGCTCGATCCGGCGCCTACGACATCACACGGGATATCTGACATGACGTTTCTCGCTTACGAGGGCACGCTCACGGCGTCTGCGGTGACCATCCCCGCCGACCCGAACCGCCTTGAGCTGATCGTCTCCAACAACTCCGACACCGTGATGACCTTGCGTCCGCAGATCGGAGCCGCGTCGGCCGCGCTCGGCATCGCCGTTCCAGCCGGCCAGGCCATTATTCGGACAGGCCCGGCGTCGTGCTGCGCCTACTCGCTCTATTGCGCAGGCTCGGCCAAAGCCTATTCGGCCTACTCCTGGTAATGTGTGCCGGTTCTGGCGCTGGCTAATGTCCACTGAAACCTGGACGCCGGTCGGTCTCACCTCCGAGACCTGGACGCCTGCCGACGACACCCCTCCTGTCGCGCCCCCGGTCAACCTCACGCCCCCAACCATCGCCGGAATCCCCTCGGTCGGTGAGGTCCTGATGGTCGTTCCAGGGACGTACACGGGCTCTCCGACGCTCACCTATCAGTGGAACCGGGCCGGCGTTGCGATCCTTGGCGCGACCTCCACAGCCTACCTCGCCTTGGACGCCGACGAAGGCCTCGAACTCACCGTCACCGAGACCGCAACGAACGCAGGCGGGGTGATCACGACAACCTCTGCGGGGGTGCTGATCTCCAACGACCTCGTAAATGGCCTCGTCTTCACCGACCCCAGAACCTCAAGCCTTTTGGTGCTCATCTCATGACTATCGATGTTGCTGACTTCGATGGCGCTCGTCGCACCGTGCTCACGGCGGCTGATGTCGTCGCCGCCGTTGCCGTTGTCGCCGCGAACATCGGGGAGCTTAACGCCGTTCCCGCCGAGTTCTCGGTCAATGCGCGTCTGAAAGACCTCAACACCAACGTCGCGGCCTTGACCGCAGCCGTCACGGTGTGGGGCGTGGAGCTGGCGGCCCTGAACGCCAACACGGCAGCCGCTGGGGTCTATCCGAGCGGGCAGGAAGGCGAGAGCGTCGTGGCTAGCCAGACGGATCAGATCCTTGGTGGGGCTGGCGCGGTCGGCGACCGCCTCAACTTCATCACCATCCAGCCGGCGACAACCTCGCCCGGCGTCGTCACGGTCAAGGATGGGGCGACCACAATCTACACCTTCCCCGGTGGGGCCTCCAGCGTCGGTTCGCTTGTCCCTTTCACCGTCGTCATCGATGGCACGGCGGCGACCCGCTTCACGATCACAACCGGGGCCAACGTCTCTGTTCGCGCGGTCGGGGACTTCACCTGATGATCGGGCTCAATCTGAGCCTTCTGATGTCGTCGGTTGCGGCGGCAGGCGGCGCGCCACCGAGTTACGAGAACGTCGAAGTTTTCGTCACATCGGGAACGACGACGTGGACCGTCCCGGCCGATTACGTCTCCATCGTCTCCGTCGAATGCATCGGGGAGTCGGGGTCGGCCGTCAACGGCGTCACGAACACCCGTGGTGGGGGTGGTGGGGGTGGTGGCGCCTATGCGGCGATCACCTCGCTTACGGCCGTCGCGTCCGACGTCCTGGCCTGCCAGGTCGGCAGCGGCGGGCAGGGGCTCGCGACCTTCCTAAAAGACAACACCTCGACGACGGTTGTTTCCGCCGATTATGGGCGGTCTGGCTCCGGCAACACTGGAGGCCTTGGCGGCGCGACGGCCAACTGTACGGGCACGACTAAATATGCGGGCGGTCGTGGCCAATTCGCCGGGAACGGCGCCGGGGCTCGCGCGGGCGGCGCTGGCGGCGGTGCTGCGGGTCCGAACGGGGCTGGCGGTGATGCCAATGCTCCAGGCGCCTCTGGCGGGGGCTCTGGGGGTGGTGGCGCGAATGGCGGGGCCGGCGGCGCTGCGGCTGCGTCAAGCACGGCTGGGGGCAATGGCGGCGCCAATCGCCTAGGGACCGGCGGCGGGGTCGCTGCCAGCGCAACCGCGCCAACCGCCGGCGGCGGCGGATACGGCGGCACCGTGAGCATCCACAACGCATCTCCAGGCAGCATCGACGCGATCTGGGGGGGAGGGACCGTTGGTCCCGGCGGTGGCGCAGGCGGCCAACAGTCGGGCGGCGTAACAACTGCACCTAGCGGCGTCGGCTACGGCGGCGGGCCTTCCGGCGGCAACTCGAATACTGCCAGTCAGGCCAACGCCGGAGCGCCAAGTCCGGGCGTAATCCGCATCGT